ATTGAATTAAAAATTAGCCCCGATCAAGTCCTGGCAATGGATGAAGTCATGTTCAAAGCAGTATTGCAAGTATTGGCAGACAGAGCAAGGGAGCGTGAAAGTGGCCGTAAACATCACAGGCGTACAAGGCACGCTTAAAGCCATGCGCAAATTTGATCCTGATTTAGCCAAACAAATGAACACACAAATCCGTGGTGCAATGATGCCTATACGCGATAAGGCCCGTGCCTTTGCACCGGGCAATAGTGAAATGCTAAGCGGTTGGACAAAAGCCAATACATCCACAGCCGCTAGAGGCCACAGATTCTTTCCTAAATATGATCAAAGCGAAACCCGCGCAGGCATTGTTTACCGTCAAGGCGCCAACAACAAGGGCGAAGTGGCAGGCGCTAAATTTACAAGGCGTTGGCAAGTTGCATATTTCATTGCTAACAATTCCCCTGGTGGTGCAATTTTTGAAACGTCAGGCCGCGTACATCCAAACGGCAGAGCTTCATCACACATTGTTGCTAGCCGTCATAGACTTGCAAAAGATAAAAAATACAGCGTATCTAGTGGCACACGCCGCGATATGAACAGCCTTAACCCAAACGCAGGCAAACAATTCTTAGAACCGCTAGGCGCTTTATACGGCAGCCGTGGCAGCATTGATCCGCGTTTTGGCAACACAGACCAGCGTGGCCGACTTATTTACCGGGCATGGGCTGAGGATCAAGGCCGTGCAGCACACGCGGTAAACCTGGCAATTAACGTAGCCGTGGCACAGTTCAACGCTACCAACACCGCTAGCGCCTACGGATTGGCCGCCTAATGCCAAATTTAGTAGTTAGTGCGGTAGCCAAATGGAACGGCACAGCTCTTAAAAAAGGCGAGCGCCAAATAACCCAGTTCCAAAAAACTACCAACCTTTTGGCCAAATCATTTGCGGCGGCTTTTGCTACGCGCAAAATTGTTCAGTTTGGCAAAGCAGCTGCACAAGCGTTTGCGGATGATGAAAAGGCCGCCAAATCGCTATCCATAGCCTTACAAAACACAGGCAATGGTTTTGCAACAATAGCCACTGAAGGCTTTATAGCCCGGATGCAGGACACGTATAAAGTCCTTGATGACGAATTAAGGCCAGCGTTTCAAACTATTTTGACCGCCACCGGATCACTTACCAAGGCACAAGAAGGTTTACAACTTGCCTTAGACGTGTCGGCTGGAACTACTAACGATTTGGCTACAGTTTCAAAGGCTTTGGCGCGTGGATATGCAGGACAAACTACAGGGTTGAGTCGGCTTAACGCAGGTTTAGACAAAGCCACACTTAAAAGCGGCGATATGGAAAAAATCCTTGCCGTTTTATCTGCACGTTTTTCAGGCCAAGCGTTAGGTTCATTAGATACCTACGCCAAAAAAATGGATGCGTTATCTGTTGCTGCTGCTAATTCAAAAGAAATTATCGGTAAAGGTTTATTGGATAGTATTTCAGCGTTAGGCAGTGCCGACGGCATTAACAAAGCCACAACCGAAATGGAAAAATTTGCCCAAAGTTCAGCGGATGCTTTATTAGGGTTAAGCACTTTATTAGGCAGGTTAAAAAATTCTGCTATTGGCAGTGCCGTAGGTGGTGCTTTTAGTAATTTTATGAATTCAGGTGTACTTGCAAAAATTGGTAAACAAGAACGTTTAAAAAATGCGCCTTACAGCAGTACATCAATGTACTTTACAGCCGAGACAGCCGAGCGTGCCAAACTGATTGCAACAATTAAAAAAGGCAATTTATTAGAAAAAGAAAAAAACAAACTTACAGCGGCTGAATTAGCCGACAAAAAAAAGCAATCCGAATTAGATTCGCTTAAAAAGAAATTTGACGTAGAACGCATTAACCTTGAAACAGCGCTAGCCAATTCTAAAGATGAGGCAGAAAAGGCACGTATTCGCAGCCTGCTTACTATTATGGATGAGGATGCCAATTCTGCTGCTAAGCGTATGGCTGAATTAGATAAAGCCAATGCTGAGCGCCTAAGAAAAGAATTAGAAGCAATAAAATCTATAAATGATCTTGCCATTGCAGCCAGTTTAGCGGCGGCAAAACTTGGTAGTTTGCCTGCAAGTGGATTTGTTTCTGGCAGTTCGCAAGTTTACCCAGGTGATTTTGGCGTTGGCGGGGCAGTAGGCGAGGAAATAAACCCTAACATTTCAAATTATCCTTCCACAGGTATGATCCCTGGCAGTTCACAAGTTTACCCAGGTGATTTTGGCGATGGCGGAGTAGCGGGCATGGCTGCGGTAAACAACATAACAATCAATACCCCATTGGGTAGCGAGGATGCGCTAACTGAAGCCGTGCAAAAAGCCGTACAACAACTTAACCGTTATGGATATAGCCAAACTTATGCAGGGGCATTACAGGTATTGCCATAATGACAGTGCCAACGCTTAACGCTTTTATTAACTTTGGAACAGGGCCAAGTTTTGCACAGGCCATGATTATTGGCCAAGGCATTATTGGTACAAACATTTTGGCAGATAACGCTGCCTTAATTGTTGATGTATCAAACCAGGTAGATGGCGTAACTACCCGGCGCGGGCGCAACGCTGAGGCTGATCAATTCCAAACTGGTACTTGCTCACTGCGCCTAGTTGATCAAAACGGAGACTTTAATCCGCAAAATCCAGCTTCACCGTATTTTGGATTTCTTGATCCAATGCGTAAATTACAAATTACGGCTACTTTTCAAGGCGTTACTTACCCAATTTTTAGCGGTTTTATTACTGGCTACCAAACTATTACCCCACAGGAATCTAACGATAACGTTACCTACACAACTATTACAGCCGTTGATGCCTTTAGATTGGCGCAAAATGCACAGGTAACAACCGTGGCTGGCACTAGCGCTGGACAATTAAGCGGTGCAAGAATCAATAACCTGTTGGATGCAATATCCTGGCCTTCAAGCATGCGCGATATAGATGCCGGGCAAACAACTATGCAGGCAGACCCCGGCACAGCTCGTACAGCCTTGGCAGCATGTCAAGTGGTCAGCACCAGTGAGTACGGCGCATTTTATGTAGATGCCACAGGCTCGTTTGTTTTCCAAGATCGGGAAGTAACGGCAGGCAGTATTGGTGCAACGCCCACAGTGTTTACAGATAACGCCTCACCTGGCCTACGTTACTTTGATGCCCAATGGGTGCTAAATGACGTGCTGATCTACAACCAGGCCAATATCACCCGATCAGGCGGCACGGTACAACAGGCCACCAATTCAGCCAGCGTGGATAAGTACTTTTTACATAGTTACACCCAAACGGGTTTACTTATGGAAACTGATGCCGTAGCCCTAAAATATGCACAGGCTTACGTGGCTAGCCGGGCCGAGACAAGCGTGCGGTGTGATTCCATTGTGCTAGACCTTTACACAGAAAACTATGACACAGGAATTGTGGCCGCCTTAGAGCTTGATTTCTTTGACCCAATAACCATTACAACCACCCAACCTGGTTCAAGCAGCCTAACAAAAACTTTGCAAATTTTTGGCGTGGCTATGACTATAAACCCAAACAGATGGCGCGTACAATTTACAACGTTAGAGCCTGTGATTGATGCGTTCATTGTCGGATCAACCCAATATGGCGTATTAGGCACTAATACGTTAAGTTACTAAAGGAGATATACATGCCAATTTCAGGCTTTCCAACCGTTACTGGTGAAGTTTTGACCAGTAGCACGATGAATTCGCTCGTGCAGTTTGACGTGGTAACACAGACAGCCGACTATACAGCCACCACAAATGACAATTATCAAGAGATATTTTTGATGAATAAGGCTACGGCTATTGCTTTTAAAATTCCTACAAACGCTACAACTGCGTTTCCAATTGGCACAGTATTGACAGTGCTTAACATTGGTGTTGGTACTTGCACTATTTCAGCCGTAACGCCTGGCACTACTACGGTGTTAAGCGCCGGTGCAACTGCGGCTAGCCCAACCCTTGGTCAGTACAAATCAGCGGCTTGTATTAAAACTGGCACAGATGCTTGGTATGTCGTGGGTGCAATAGCCTAATGATTCCTAACATAATCACTTCTATTCTTTGGCCTGTGCCAACAAATTTAGACGTTGAGTGTTTAGTCATTGGTGGTGGCGGCTCTGGCGCTGGTGGCAGCGGCGGAGTTGGTGGCGGCGCTGGCGGCGCTGGTGGTTATAGAACTACTACTTTTACTAATTTAACAAAAGCCACAAATTATGCACTAACTATTGGCGCTGGTGGCGGTAATGTCAGTACAAACGTTTATGGCAACAATGGAAATAATTCAGTATTTTATACGATGACAAGCGCCGGCGGCGGTGGTGGTGCTAGCGCAACTAGTTTAAGTGGACAATCAAGACCAGGTAACAATGGCGGTTCAGGCGGCGGTGGTGGTACTACTGGCGATGGATTAGACGTAAATGGTGGTGCAGGTAACACGCCAACTCAAAGCCCATCGCAAGGCAACAACGGTGGTACTGGTGGAACATCAGCAGCATTACCGTTTAGAGGCGGCGGCGGTGGTGGTGCAGGCGCGGCAGGTGCAACATCGGCGGCTTCAGGAAACGGCGGCAATGGTTCAGCATCCTCAATTACAGGAACATCAGTAACCAGGGCTGGTGGCGGTGGTGCTGGTGGAAACGCAGTTGCAGGAGTTGGCGGTACAGGCGGCGGTGGAACAGGTGCGGTAGGAACACCTGGGACAGCCACGGCTGGTGATATAAATACTGGCAGCGGTGGCGGTAGCAAATGCGGTGGTGCTGGTGGCAGCACAGCGGGTGGATCAGGTGTTGTAATTCTTAAATACCCAGATATATTTACTGCAACTTTTAGTGGGGGCGTAACACAGACAACCGCAGCACCTAGTGGCGGTTTTAAAGTTTCCACAATTACAGCCGCAGGCGTATCAGACACAGTGAGTTGGGCATAATGGCACATTACGCATATTTAGATGAAAACAACATTGTTGTTGCTGTAACAGTGGGCAAAGATGAAACTGAACTTATTGACGGTTTGGATACTGAAACTTACTACGCGCAAGGCACGCCTTACACAGTAAAACGGACTTCATATAACGAAAATATCCGTTTTAATTTTGCAAATATCGGTGATACCTATGATCCGATAGATGATGCTTTTATTGCACCAATGCCTTGTAACCACAATGAATTAACACTTAACGCATTAAAAAGATGGGAGTGTGCAGCCTGTGAGCGAGACTTCTTACAATGGATGGCCAGCAAGTAAAGATCAGGCGGCTATAGGCGTAAAGCCTTACCCGGTCAAAGGCACTACTTTAAAAATTCGCTGCGCTAAAGATGCTGGTGAATTGCTAGCCGCGTTTGCTGCTGAGTTTAATACGCTAATTGAACCTATAGACGGTGGCACTTTAGATGATTGGGCTTATGCGTACAGGATGGTAAGGGGTACAACTGACAAACTCAGTTGCCACAGCTCAGGCACAGCCATTGACCTAAACGCCACTAAACACCCATTAGGCAAGGCAGGCACGTTTCCATTAGCCAAAGTGCCAATGATCCAGGCGCTAGCCAAGAAGTATGGCCTGGCCTGGGGCGGCGATTACCGGGGGCGTAAAGATGAAATGCACTTTGAAATAGCCATAAGCCGTGAAAAGGCAGTGGCCTTAGCCAAAAAATTGGAGTTAGTAGATGCCTAAGTCAGCCGTTTATACCGTTACAACCAGCGCTGCAATAATTGTGCCTGCTGAAATAGGCGATCAAATGGCTTATTTACACAGTGCCAGTGGGGCGGTTTACATTGGCGGTGCTGACTTAACTGCGGCCAACGGCTACCGCCTTGATAACGGCGATAAGTTATCCCTAATGGTTGGTGATCACCAGGATTTATATGCGGTGACATCCAGCGGCACTGCAACCTTGTATGTGCTACGTCAGATCAACTAAGGGCGCTAAGGAGACACAATGCAAAAACAACTAAAAGCAATGGCCTTAAGTTACGGGCGAGCAGCAGCAGCAGCCGTGGCAGCACTTTATATGGCAGGTGTGACAGACCCGCGTACATTGGCTAATGCCTTTATAGCCGCTTTGATCGGGCCAGCCCTAAAAGCCATTGACCCAAAAGCAAAAGAATTTGGCGTGGGCCATAAGTAATGCACAAACTGGTGGGGGCAGTGGCCTTGTCGCTGCTCCTATCAGGGTGTGGCTATCAAGGATGGGTAAGATATGAGTGCCAAGAATTTGAAAACTGGGATAAACCGCAATGCAAGCCACCTGCCTGCGAAGTGGTGGGTACATGCACCAAAGACCTACTCCCAAAAAATGTATATGAAGCGCCTAACACCTGAACAACTGCACGCCCGGCTAATTGTGTTTATTGGTTGCACACTGGCCGTGGTGTTTGCCCTTTGTGTTTTAGGCATGCTTTATGCCCTTATCTTTGTAACACAGCCAATTAGTAACCAAGCCCCTAATGACCGGGCTTTCATAGACTTATTAACAACCCTGTGTATATTCCTAACAGGCAGCCTAGGCGGTGTATTAGCCAGCAATGGCTTAAAATCTAAGTCTAAGGTTCAGGATGAGGAAATAAAACCGTAGCCTTTGGCGTGTCTTTCCTTGCTTTATGTCATAGGTGCGCTTTACCCTTTTAGTAGTGGTTGGAAGGCCACAAAAAACTAAACTAAGGGGCTAAAAATGGAACAAACAATAGGTTACATGATGGTGGTAATACTGTTCACTGCGATAGTTTTCTACGCGCTAGGTGTACAGGCAGGCCGTAAGGATGGCTATTATCGTGGCCGCGCAGCAGGTATGCGCATTGGCCAGGATCGTCGGGTCAGCAAATGATTAACTTTGACGAATATGAGGATGTAAACGCACGCATTAAACGGTTTAGAGCTGCACACCCGGTTGGCCGCATTGAAACGGATATAGTTGAGTGTGACCTGGACAAAGGCTACGTACTAATTCGCGCTCGTATATACCGTGAACACGAGGACCTAGTGCCAGCAGCGGTTGATTACGCCTTTGGACACCAGGCGTTTTACCGTGAAAATATGAAGCGTTGGTATGTAGAGGACACGACCACAAGCGCCATTGGGCGTGCAATCAGCCTGCTTATGCCCGTAGAAGCCAGGGCTACAAAGCAGAATATGGATCAGGTAGAAAATGCGCCCATTGTAGATGTTTGGGCTACGCTACCTGCCACCGAAGGCACAGCGATATCCATAGGCTCAGCCGTGGAAACTCTAAAGGCGCAGTTAGGCGGCGAAATAACCGAGGATTTGCCTAAGTGCAGGCACGGGCGTATGAACTGGAAGGAAGGCGTTAGCCAAAAGACAGGCAACGCGTACAAGGGATGGGTTTGTCCTTCTCCTACTAAGCCACAATGTCCAGCAGAGTGGGTAAAAGACTAATGGGCGAATTTGAAATGATAAAAATAACTACAGGTGAGCGCCTGCGCATAGACAAAGATGGCACAGAGCTGCGTGATGAAGTAACACCGCCTGCTATTGAGTGGTGTGACAAAGGCCAGCACTATGCATCAAAACTAGGGGGCACGGATGTATATGACACCTTATGGATTTGCTTGGCTTGTAAATGAACCGGGTGGTGCTGGACTACGCGCAGGAAATTGAGGCACACCAGGTTGGCTTTGCTAGGGTTTACGCCCTTAAAGGCAGGCCTGATCATCCAGGCAGGTTTAACAAAGGCATCAGCCTTCACGAATTCATAGGCGAAAATGCGGAGGCCGTAGGTGCTGAAATGGCAGTAGCCCAATACTTTGGCTTACGTAACTTCAAACCAACCATAAACACCTTTAAAAATGAACCCGATGTGGGTAGCAGGCTAGAGGTTAAGTGGACAAAATATACAAACGGTAGCCTGATCATAAACAAAACAGACAGGCAACAAGATGTAGCGGTGCTGGTCACAGGCCATAGCCCGGTATATCAAATAGCAGGCTGGATACCTGTAGCAATGGCTAGACAGCCAATCTTTCATCATAGGTTGCAAGATAACTACTGGGTAACACAGAGCGACCTATTCCCAATTGACGATTTAAGGAGCAGCAGCCATGGAACTAGCATTTGATTGCCGTATTTGCAAGGAAAACAAAAACCACACAATAGTCCGGGTTACTGACAAATTGCCTGCCAATGTACACGTGTTGGAGTGCCTGGGCTGCGGTGTGCTTGGAGTGCGTATGGTCAGCGATCAAATGGTGAACAACTTATGAAACGGTATTTGACAAAGGTGCTACGCTCTGGTCGCGCTTGCGAGCCGCAACTGCGGATGGCTCGCCTGCGACTACTAACGCTATTTGGGGCGCTTACTGTTATCACAGCGGCTTCTATAAAACCTGCATATTCAAGTGATGTAGAGATGTTTAAACTATATGCACACATGAAGGTAGCAAATGATAAGCAATACCGGTGTTTGGTATCACTTTGGTATTTAGAGTCAAAATGGAATCCAAAAGCACGTAACCCTAAAAGCACAGCATTTGGGATACCACAGCTCTTAAAGATGAAAGAAACCAACCCTTACAAGCAAATAGATTTGGGTATAAAGTATATAAACCATAGATACAATGGCAGTTGTTGTGCAGCATTATCAAAGCATAAGAAGTCAGGGCATTATTAATGAGTACCAAGGCAGGCAACCACCGAGGCAAGACAGCGTACAAACGTGCAAGGCTATTGGTATTAAGGCGAGACAGTTACACTTGCTTCTATTGTCAAGGTGAGGCTAACCAGGTTGATCATTTAGTTCCATTGGCTACAGACGATTCACTGTTCAATGCTATAAATATGGAGAACCTTGTCGCGTGTTGTGGCGATTGCAACCGACGTAAAGCAGCAAAGCCTATGCGTGTTTTTTTAGCCACTACGCCTAC